TGAGTTTAGAGATATAGATACTACTGGCGGTTCTTTGCGTGAAAACTTAATACCACTTCCTATAAAAGAACCAAGTAATGTATTGATGCAGTTACTTGGCTTACTTATAGATTCTGGCAAAAGATTCGCTGCGATTGCTGATATGAATGTTGGCGATATGAATCAAGCCATGCCTGTAGGTACTACAGTCGCTTTGTTAGAAAGAGGTACTAAAGTGATGTCTGCAATCCATAAAAGATTGCATTACGCGCAAAAATTAGAGTTTAGTCTACTAGGTAATGTATTTGCAGACTTTTTACCGCCAACTTATGACTACGACACAGGAACAGCACCCAGAGAGATAAAACAAACAGATTTTGACAGTAGAGTTGACATAGTACCTGTCAGTGATCCAAACATCTTTAGTCAAAGCCAGCGTATTACTTTGGCACAAGAATTATTGCAAATGGTTCAATCTAACCCAGATATACATGGACCATTAGGTATATATGAAGCATACAAAAGAATGTATGGTGCTTTAGGTATCGATAATGTTGAATCACTACTACAGCCACCACCAGATACGACACCAAGACCAGTTGATGCTGGCTTAGAAAATTCTGGCTTCTTATTAGGAAAACCAGCACAGGCTTTTCCTCAACAAAATCATGAAGCTCATGTACAAGCTCATCAAGGATTGTTTCTAACTAGCGTGGTACAGCAAAACCCACAGATACAATCTTTAATAATTAGTCATGTTATGGAACATTTACAATTTTTATCTACACAGGTTGCACAGCAACAAATGCCACCAGAGATGCAAGAAAGAATTGGTCAGTTGCAGATGCAAGCACAGCAAGTACCACCAGAGCAAGCACAACAAATACAACAAGAGTTGCAAATGATGATGGATCAAATGTCCTCACCAATTATGGCTCAATTAACAAATGATTTCTTATCTACTATACAAACAGGTGGAGATGATCCATTGGTTGCTATTAGGCAACAAGAGCTTGCGCTGAAAGATAAAGAAATCGATTTAGATCAAGAAAAGTTTGTAAGCAAGCAACAACAACAGCAACAGTCAGACATGATGGATGCTCAATTATCTCAACAAAGATTAGATGTGCAAAAATCTATTGCTGACGATAAACTACAACTTGGGTTAGACAGAATGAGACAACAAGCTGAACTTAAAATTTTAGAACTAGAGCAAAGATTTAGGAGAAATTAAATGGCTTCATCAATACAATTAAAGATGCAAAGGCAACTTAAAGAACAAAAAATAATAGATAGAAAGAAAGAACAAGAAGAATGGGCGAAAGCTGAAGCAGAAACACTTGCTAGTAAAGAAGTATCAGATAGAAGAATAGCAAGGAAAATGAAAATTATTGAATCTGGCGGTGTGGTTCCAAATCCAGCACAAAAAAAACAAGCACCACCAAAGCAAGAACCAGTGGTTGAGAAAGTAAAAGTTGAACCACCGAAGAAGGAAGAAGCTAAAAAGAAAGTAACTAAAAAGAAAGTTGCCAAGAAAAAAGGGCGACCAGCAAAGAAAAAATAGGAGTTTAAAATGGATGGGTTTGATTTAGTTAGTGACATAAGACAAGAAATAAAGATACAAATAGACTCAATACAAGATATTTTGATGACAGGTCAAGTTAGAGACATGGAACAGTATAAATTCTTTACAGGACAACTTCATCAGTTGTATAATTTACAAGATTTTATTAAATCTTATAAAAAGATAGAGGATTGAGCAAAATGGGCGAAAAAGTTGAACTTAAATCAGCTTATGTTGATCCAGAAGATGTAGTTTTGGATCCAACAAAGTTAGAAGATAGTGTGATAGCGAGAATGCCACAACCGACAGGATGGAGAATTTTAGTTTTACCATACAAAAAAAGTCGGAAAACAAAAGGTGGTATTGTTCTCACTAGAGAAACAGTAGATAAAGAATCCTTAGCTACTTTAGTAGCTTATGTGGTTAAGAAAGGACCTTTATGCTACAGTGACGAAAAGAAGTATGGTGAGCATTGGTGTCAAGAAAAACAATGGATCTTGATTAGTAGATACGCTGGTGCTAGGTTTAAATTAGAAGATGGTGCTGAAGTTCGTATAGTAAATGATGATGAAATCATAGGGACTATAAAGCACCCAGACGATATAGTGAGCATATAAATTATGAGTGAAGAACAAGTAGAGCAAAAAAAAGAAGAAGAAATCGCATTCACTGTTGTAGATGATACAGCAGAGAGTCAGAGCACTGCTACAGTAGATTCTGATGATGAGCTTGATAAATATACAAAAAATGTAAGCAAGCGAATCAATAATTTAAACAGAAGAAACAGAGAAGCAGAAGATAGGGCATTACAAGCTGAAAGATTATTAGCGCAAAAAGATGCTGAAAATCAAGCCTTGAAAGCGAAAACCAGTGAATTGACAAGTAATGTGCTGGTTGCTGAAGAATCGTCAATACTGGCAAAAGAGCAACAAGCTGACGAATTGTATAAAAAAGCAGTCTCTAGTGGCGATGCCGATTTAATGTCGAAAGCAGATACATTGAAAAGTGATTTGTCTATACAGAAAGAAAAATTAAGAATTGCAAAAACTAGACAAGAACAAGCGGTAGCTCCACAAGCTCAGGCTCAACCACAAGCTCAACAACAAATTCAACAACCAAGACCAATGCCTTCTAGTAATGCACAATCATGGCATGAAAAAAATGATTGGTACAAACCTGTAGCAGATCAAAATGGTGTACTGCAAGGTTTCGAAAATGAAGAATCAGCATACGCTTATCACCAGCACACTGCACTAATGGGTGAGGGTTATACAGAGGATTCTTCTGAATATTGGGATGAGTTGTCAAACAGAGTTAAAAAGATTTTTCCTGATACGGTAAAGTCTGTAACAACAGCCGAAAAAAATGATGCTAAACCCACTGTGCAAAGAGTAGCATCTACTTCAGTAGGAAGTCGGCAAAAAACACAAGCAAAGAAAGGCGGTGTAACATTTACAAAGTCTGAACAGGCTCGCCTACGTGCTCTAAAACCACACAAGATGTCTGAAGATGAGTGGTTTAAGAGAGTTGCTAAAGAGAAACAAAAAATCTCACAACAAAGAGAGGTAGGCTAATATGTCAGGTTTAGAAGATTATGCTCGAACTGATCGTGAATCCGAAGCACACGATAAAGAAGCTCGTAGAAAACCATGGGAGCCAGTAAGAAAGCTCGATACTCCACCAGCACCAGAAGGATATGAGTACAGGTGGATTAGACATTCTTTGCTTGGTACAGAAGATGCAAACAATGTATCTTATCGATTAAGAGAAGGTTGGGAATTCGTACAAGGATCTGAATTACCAGCTGGATGGTCGTTACCAACAATGAGCGAAGAAAAAGGGCGATTAGCTGGCGTTGTATATAATGAAGGATTGATACTTGCTAAACTTCCAATCGAAACTAAAGGTGAAAGAAATGCTCATTATGAGCAAAAAACTCATCTCGCAAATCAAGCGTTAGATAACACTATGTTTAATGATGCGAAAAAAGATAATAGATATGTGAAGTATGATAGTAAGAGAAAATCCAATGTAACTTTTGGTAAAAACCGAAAGTAATTTTACTTAGGAGTAATTCAAAATGGCTAATAAAGATGCTAGTTTTGGTTGCAAACCAGTAAGAATGATGGGTGGAGCACCATACAATGGCGGTCAAAGTCGCTATCGTATAGCTAGTGGCGCGACAACTCCAATTTTCCAAGGTGATTTGGTAACACAACTCACTGCTGGAGTATTGGGCCGACACGCTGCGAGTGGTACTGTTCCTGTCGTTGGAGTTTTTAATGGTGTAAGTTACACCGATCCAACATCTGGTGAGCAAATATTTAAGAACCATTATCCGGGCAGTATTACTGCTTCTGATATAATTGCTAACGTGATTGATGATCCAAATGTCGTATACGAAATACAAAGTGACGAGGCTTTCCCTGTTGCTGACTTATTTGGTAACTTTGACATTGTTGAACAATCACCAGTTGGCTCCACACTTTCTGGGACATCAAATGCAGAACTCGATACCTCAACTGGTGCGACTACTGCTGGACTGCCGCTCAAGGCAATTGATATATCTCAGGATCCCGATAACTCAGACGTTGCGTCTGCCAACACCAATGTTCTTTGTGTGATACAAAATCACATCATGGGACAGAAAGGTGCTGGTCTAGCTTAAAGGAGCTTAATCATGGCTATTAGTAGAGCCCAACTAGCTGCTGAGCTAGAACCCGGACTCAACAGTCTTTTCGGACTGGAGTACGATCAACATGGTCAGGAATACACTGAAATTTTCCAAATGGAAACAAGTGCGAAGGCATTCGAGGAAGAAGTATTGCTCGTAGGCTTCGGAGGTGCACCTGACAAATCAGAAGGACAAGGTGTCCAATTTGATAACGCAAGCGAGTCTTACACATCTCGTTTTACCCATGACACTGTAAGTTTGGCATTTGCTTTGACAGAGGAAGCAATTGAGGACCAACTTTATGATAGTTTAGGGAAACGGTACACAAAAGCTCTCGCCCGTTCAATGGCCCACTCTAAGGAAGTCAAAGCTGCTTCTGTTCTCAATAATGCATTTTCATCATCGTTTACTGGTGGTGATGGTGTGTCATTAATCAATACTGCTCACCCTTTAGCTGGTGGTGGTACTGAAGCGAACAGAGCAACTACGATGGCAGATTTGAATGAGACATCTCTTGAAGCTAACCTAGTAGATCTAGCAACCTTCACAGATGATCGTGGATTGCAAATCAGCGTTATGCCTTCAAAACTTGTCATTCCACCACAATTGGTTTTTGTGGCTGACAGGTTGTTGTCAAGTGATTTAAGAACTGGAACTTCAGATAATGATATCAACAGCATTAAAAACACTGGAATGATTTCTGGTGGGACTGTAGTCAATCACTATCTTAATGATCCTGATGCTTACTTCATCATAACTTCTGTGACGGACCAAGGTGATGGTCTTAAAGGCTTCCAAAGAACTGCAATGGCAACTTCAATGGAACCAGACTTCACTACTGGAAACATTAGATATAAGGCTAGAGAGCGTTATTCCTTCGGGTTTAGTGATTTCCGCGGTATCTATGGATCACAGGGTGCTTAATTGAACCAACAGTAGGGTTTATTACTCAACTACTGATAAAGGGTGCGAAAGCACCCTTTTTTTATGCCTAAAATAAATGTAAATTAATTGTATTAATAGTTGTACTTTTGTACATATATGTTAGTATGTATATGTGGATAGTAAATTAAATAACGAAAAGGAGAAAATCTTGAGCAAGAAAGCAAGCATGAGCGAGTCTCGATTGATTAATAAAATTGAGAAAGAGTTTCCAGAAGCCAAGCCAACACCAGCATCACATTTTGCTGAGGGTTATGAAGGAATCTGGTTCAGAGGTAGCGAAGATGTCGTAGA